TCTTTTTAATTAACTCGGGGCACTTCTAACGATTTGCCCTTTTTTTATTATTTATATCATCCATAGCTCTTTTATACCTCCACTCCATATATTTTTTAGGAGAACTCACAGGATTTCTTTCTGAAGACGGAAAATCTTCCTCACCTAGTAATAATCTATATACCCTAGCACACATTAGTTTTCCTTTATGAGTAACAGCATAAGTAGCTCTTCTTTTTTTATAATTAGACCCCCATTTTTTAATCCAACCATCTTCGGTTAATTTGGAAAACCTTTTCGGATTCCACGGAACAATAGCTGAATACCACTCAAAATCATCCTTGGTAAACCTCCCTTCGCTATATAAAAACAAAAGCAATTCTAGTTCCTCCTGACTAAGGCTATATTGTTGTTTTATTAAGTATCTAACAACCCTCCAATGTTTTAAAAATTCATATTTCATTTAAGTAGTATTTTATTCTTATCTTTGCAAGTAACGAATTAAACTATTATGACACAAGAAAATACCACGGAAAACAAACAATCTAAAGGATTGGGTGATACAGTAGAGAAGTTTACAACAAAAACCGGTATAAAAAAAGTGGTAGATAAAGTGTCTGAAATAACAAAAAAACCATGTAATTGTGGTAAAAGGAAAGATGCTTTAAATAATATGTTTCCTTATAATAATAAAAAATAAAAAAATGGCATATCAAAAATTACAAGTATCTGGCGCTATAAGAGTTATACCAAGTGATAATGTAAATATTCCTATACCTACATCACCAAATGTAGAGGGAGCTATTCAAGCTAAGGGACCTAATGATGAGATTCAGTTTACAGAAGACATATTAGAAGGAACAGAGTTTAAGCGTGGGGCTATTATTATTAACACCACAGCAGGCATTATAGGCACTATAGAGTCTGTGGTTGCTCCAGGAGTAGCCGCAGTTGATAATGACTTTTACACTGGATCTAATAACAATGATGCAATTATTATCTACGCTAACGAAAATGAAGGATGTATTATATATGTAGGAGACACTTCTGGAGGAGGTGACCTCAATGTAGAGACAGCTTCAGGTCAAGAGGTGATATATAAAAACGTACCACAAGGGAGCTTTTTACCTGTTCAGGTAGTAAGAGTAAATGCGGCACTAACAACCGCTAGTGAATTAATAGCAAACTGGTAATGATTACAAGTATAGGCATAGGAATAACTACAAGTGTGTATGGCCAAACAATCCCAGGAGGAGCGCCGCCACCACCCACTAATTTTATAATAACAGAGTTATCTTTTACACCCAGCTTAGACACTATAGTAACAGAAACAAATGTACCAATAGAAGTACAATAAATAATTAAAAATGGCAACAAAATTTTCAAACTTTAGTTTAGTAGCAAACCCAAGTGCAGGAACTATTATCGTTGGTCTTGACGGTGGGTTAAACTCCCAATTTACAATCGGAACCATTAATCTACAAGATTTAAATGGAGTATTAACCGTTTCAAAAGGTGGAACTGGAGTAGGCTCTCTAGCAGCTGGAAGGATTCTTCTAGGTGACGGTACAAACGCTATCGCCACCCTAGACGCTACGGTAAAAGGAAACATCATTACAGGATACACGCACCCTATAACAGGAATTGATACATCTACCACTATTTTAGTAGGAGCTGATCGCACGGTTTTAACAGCTGACAGCAGTGATCCTACAGGTATAGCGTGGACCAATGTAGTACAAGCAAACCCAGGCGGAACTCCAGGTTTAACACTTAGCACGGTAAAAATTCATGGAGCGGATTATGCAATCGACTCGGGTACAATTGTTGTTGCTAACCCAGGAGGGAACCCTCCAACCGATTTAGATACTATAACTATAGGAGCTACAGATTACAAAATACCAACCTCATCAGGAGGCGTAAGCTCTTTTACCACCATCACAACTGATAACGCTACAGGAGAAGCTGAGTGGGATATAGCATCTGATGGCCCAAACATATTTTTTCAACCCACCAACGGACAACAAAATATTATAACTCTTGCCGGGGGAACAACCCCAGCAGATGGAGCTTCCGGGTATTTAGTCTTAGACCCGTCTCAAAGTGGTCAATTTCAATTACCACCAGACGCTAAGATTAATAACGGTCAAGTCTTTACAGGCGGAACTAATTTAGTTTTATACTCGTGGGTTTATGATGGAACTTACTTTTATTGGCAAAGAGACATTAACTTAATCGACCCAATATACGCTCCATTTAATCCTTTCCCAACTCAAAATTTAATAGGAGTATGGGACCCTGTTACAATTAACCCAGGTTTTTTATTAGCTGGTAATCCATATGACGATGCTATAGTTCCTGACGACCCAGCCAACGCTGGTGATATAGCCATTAATTATGGAGTTCCAAGCACAGGTAGCTGGACAAACTCTATAACTAACTCTGGTGTAATTGACGAATTAATCGCTTCAACCAATCCAGAAAGTACTAGCAGTCTTTATAAACCTTCTTTCGTGGTTAATGGCGTAGGGTCACTAGCACTAGCCACATACAATGCAGCTTCTACTCCTGCGGTAATAGTTCCGAACCCAACAGGAGGTAGTGTAGTAAATACTCAAACTTTCTTTACTCAAGATTTTAATGCGTCAGGCGCCGGAAGCTATGCGCTATCAGCAGCTGAGATTACAATTGAAAATGGTAGTATTGGTTCTGGGAGTGGGGTAACAGCTACAGTAACATCGGACGGAAGTGACTGTACAGCTATTCAAATAACTAACGGAGGTTCAGGTTATTCTAGAGGAGATTTACTAAAGCTAGACATGAATGCATCTACTATTGGAAGCGGTGAAATTTATATTTTACTTGAAACCGATGTAATGAGCAATATTATTCCTTGTGTTCAATTTGGACACCCTACAGAAGCAGAATTTGGAGCAGCAACATACAATGAAGGATATGATTTTCAAAATACATCTCTTGCTACAGCTCAAAATAATATTTTAACAGTTATGATGTGGATTCATGGACCGTATCCGCAAGATGGAAACTACAATGCTCTTTTTGATGTTAGAGACACCGGAGGCTCTTCTTTCAATGAAGCTTTATACTTTGATGGAGTAACAGGATATTTTGATACATTTAGCCCATCTACAACATTTGTGGACTTACCTAAGTTGTTTGACTACAGCGGAAGTGGGGGAGTTAACTTTTACAACCAATGGACTTTCTTCTGTTTTACTTATTTTCCTAATGGAAACTCTGGTTTTATTGCTACATTTTTAGCTAATCAAGACACCGTAAATAACGCCAACACTCCAAACTGGGATTATTCAGGAGGTCTTCATCCAACTGTAGCGGTAGATGTTGATGGATTTTGTACTAGTACAGTAGGAAATTTAACATTAGACGAAGATGACTGGGATGAGCTTAGTATTGGAAACACTTTTAGCGATGAGGGCTTTAGAGCTAAGGTAGGTAAAGTGGCAGTATATAATGCTATTGTTCCAGGAGCAAGTATTATACAAGCATTTAACACCTCTAAAGGGTATTACGGAATAACTTAATAAATGAACACTAAAAAAATAATAAGAATGGAAGATCACTCACTCCTCATGGTTATTACATCATTGGTAGGGGCCCTAGGCTTGAAGTCTGTATGGGACATTATAAAGAAGAAAGTAGACATTAAAGCTGCTAAAGAAGAAAGAATTGACAACCTATCGGTAGCTGTTATAGAGGAGTTAAAAGATAAGATTGTTGCGTTAGAATTAAAGATTGACGCTTTGATTACTGAAAATACAGCCCTAAGAGAAAAGCTTGCTAGAATGGAGGAGAGGCTTGTTTTAAACGCTAAGAAAAGCGCAGGAAGAAAAAGAAATAATGGGTAACGTTTCACAACTTATAGAGCTCGTAGAAAAGAACGGTCATGTTGTTTTTAAATCTGACTCTAAACCTTTTAATTTAAACATCGTAGGCGTAAGAAGTAAAAACCCTACTACCAACCTATTTAACGATTATATCGCTACATTTTGGAAGTATGAAGGAAGGTGGAATTATTTAGAGTTTCAAGCTACTACACTACCTGGATTAAAATACTTAGAAACACCAATGAATCCCAAGGGTTGTGCAATCTTAGTACCCAATCAATATAGGGGAGTTTGGAAGCTAGGGTTGCACAATGGGAAATACACCGCCCTAACACAAAGAGGTGGAGAAGTAGAGGTTTATAGAGACGAGGATGAGGATAAAGATTATGACATGATAACAGACTCTATTATGTCTGGGTATTTCGGAATAAATATACACAAAGCTAGCGAAGGAGAAAGAGAAACTGTAGATGGATATTCTGCTGGTTGTCAAGTCTTTCAAAATTCAGATGAGTTTGATATATTTATAGATGTATGCAAAAAAGCAGAAAAGTATTGGGGAAATAGTTTTTCTTACACACTAATTGAAGAATAATGGCTGATAAAAAAACAAGGAAAAAATTTAAAGAAACTAAGGTTGGTAAGTTTTTAAAAGAAAAAGCTCCTCATATTTTAGATATAGTTGGAGACGTTTTGCCTTCCCAAGGAACCCTCGGAATTGTAAAAAACATTATAGACCGAGATGACAAACTAAGTCCTGAAGATAAAGCTCAATTACACAACCACTTAGTTGAAGCTTATAAAACAGAAGTAGAAGATAGAGATTCAGCCAGAAAAAGAGAAATAGAAGTTTCTAAATTAAAAGACTTTGACTTTATGTTTAATATTACTGGAGTTATAGGGCTAGGTGTATTTGTGTTTATGGTTTATGCTATTATATACATAGATGTGCCTGAAGAAAATAAACACGTGTGGATTCATTTAATCGGGATTTCAGAAGGAATAGTAATGTCTATTTTCGGATATTTCTACGGAGCAACAATGAGAGCAAAAAAATAACTATCTTTGTAGTTAAACCAATATAAATAAAATACAATGGAAAAAGTAGCAGAAAAAAAAGAAGTAAAAAAAATTAAAGACGAAGAATTAAAAGAATTACAATCACTTCAGTCTGATTTTACGGTGTTGAAAAGCCAACTAGCTGATGCAGAATTAACTAAGCATCAAGTTTTAACTAACATAGATAAAGTAAAAGAACACTTTATAAAATTAGAAGTAAAACTAATGAAAGAATATGGTGAAGACGCATCTATAGATATTAAGACTGGTGAAATAACACCAAAAAAAGATGGCAAAGATAAGTAACACTATTAGTTATCCCTTAGTAACACCAACGGTAGATGACTATGTAATAGGAACCTCACCAGGATCAAACCCTACTAACCAAACGTCTAACTTCAAGTTAGGTGCTTTAAAAAGTCTATTTGAGCAAGATTTACAAGAAACCTTAGCTATAGGAAACTTAGCCAATTACGCTATTAGGTTGTCTAATTTTGGAGGAGCTAATATATTGAACTTGCAAAGTGGAGGTGTTGTTTCAGAAGAAGGTGATTTACAAGTGGGAACAAATGCTCTATTAAGTAGACTAACCTTATTCTCTACCGATCGAACAATTATTAATGTAGGTGCCGACCTTAGAATAAACGCAGCTACCGACACTACAATGGAGTCAGGTAATACAACTACAATAGTTGCTGGTTCTGGAACCTTCACTGGTAAACTTGTATTAGGCACAGACGCTTCCACTCAACAAGCTACCACTAGAATGGAGTTTGAAAACGGAATAACGAAGTCATTTAACATACTAGATTTAGCTGCTAACGGTGGTGTACTACTAGATGGTGTTGCTGGAGCAGTTGGACAAACTTTAGTTAGCCAAGGGCCAGGATCTCCATTAACATGGGGGTCAGCATTACCAGCCCTAACAGACACTAATGTTTACACAGGAGATGTAAATAACAATCCAGTAGTTACAGATGTAGTCACTATAGATAGCACTAATGGTGATATAAAGATTGGGAATAGCTCGGGAGCATTAGCAGGAACACTAACTCTTAACGGAACGTGGTCACCTCAAGTTTATCACATATACGGAAGCGACAACACTTCCTTAGGTGTAGAGGTATTCTCAGACCCTACTTTAGTGGGCTCAAGAAACGTAGGTGTAGGAACCGCAGCTGGAAATAACCTATCAGACACAGCATCAAATAACACCTTAGTAGGTCACACAGCTGGTAGTTCAATAAATGTAGCTAACGGAAACACTTTAATCGGACAAGGGTCTGATGTAGCTTCACCTATCACCGGAAGAGGAACAGCATTAGGTGGTTCTACTACTGTAGCTAATGAATCTGTAGCTTTAGGTAGTGGCGCTAGCGCTGAAAAAGGCTGTATAGCTATAGGGTATAATGCAGACGCACAAACAGCTCCAGGAGGGGCTAATCCTATAATTAATTTTACCCATGATGTAGTAGACGGCTTAATTGCCAATAATAATGTTTACGCTAACAACGGTGATGCATCAGTAGATTTAAACCCAGGGGATGTTTATTTATTAGACAACTCCACAATTGGTTTACCTGACTTTAATAATGGTGGCCCAGCCATCATGTGTATGGTGTACACTGGATAAACTAAACATAGTTTAGTAACGTATTAAAATTAAATAAAATGCAAATTAGAAAAATATCCATAGGGTATGACTATAAGAATTCTATGAATTATATCGTTGGACAAAAAGCCCTTAATCATTACATTATCCACATAATTAGACAAGAAGACGATGGTAGTATTTCCGTATGGTTAGAGAATGAAAAAAACGAAGTGGTTTTATGGAAGTCCTTTAGTGTTTCTATGCCTGTTAGTATTGAGTACAACATAAACTACTAACATGAAGCCAGTAAATGAGTTTTTGATAACACCTAAAAATGGTGAGAGATATGACAATCATAGTAGGTTTGGTAATCAACAATTAATCGTTAATACTTCTATAGAAAACCACACTTACGTAAATCGAGTCGGTATAATAGAAAAGGTACCCATTGATTATGATGGGCCAATAAATGAAGATGATGAAGTCATACTTCACCATAACGTTTTTAGAATATATTATGACATGAAAGGAAATGAACAATCAGGGCCGTGTCATTTTTTTAACGATTATTATTTAGTTCCCGAGGACCAGGTGTATTTCTATAAAAGCTCAAATTCGGATTGGAAATCTACAGGTGATTACTGCTTTATAAAACCTTTAGATAAGATTCAAGGTGATGTAATGCATTTAGATCAATATGAAGAATTAAGAGGAAAAATAACTCATGATAATCAATATTTGAATAATTTAGGTATATTTAATAACGATGTGGTTTCATTTCATCCCGATGTTGAATATGAATTTAGAGTTGGAGAAGATGTACTGTATAGAGTAAAAAATCAACGAATATGCATGAAGCTGACAAAATAAAAAAACTTAAGAAAGATATTATTACCGCTGGAGAGATAGCTGTAAGGGAATTAATTAAGGTAGCTAAAGAAGATATTATAAAATATGATGCAGAAGATGACTTAGCAGCTGATAGGTTAAAAAACGCAGCGGCCACAAAAAAGCTAGCGATATTTGATGCATTTGAAATATTAAATAGAATCACTACAGAGAAAGCTATATTAGAAGAAAAGCCATTAGAATCTAAAAAATTAACTGGATTTGCTGAAGGAAAAGCAACATAATGACGGATTGGTATTATATAAAGTATTAAAAGATTTTATACCAAAGAGTGTTATATCCACCAAAAACAAAGCTAAAAGCTGGAAGTATGGATATGACCCTAAGTATGATGTAGTAGTTATATCTAAGGACGGTACCTTAGGAGAGGTGTATGAAATAAATGGTCTAAATGTAGGGTTACCATCTCAACCTAAAAAAATAGAAACCCGACATAATAAGTGGTTTAAAGAAGAACTACCTAGTAAGTTGAAAAACTTAAAATCAATTTTTGATTGGGAAAAAACAGAGTCTTATTTTAAAGAAGAGTGGGTTGGATATGTAGAGGAAGAGTTTGATAGAAGGGAGTATGGTTATTGGTTTACTAACAACTCTATCCCAACCTACATTACTGGAACTCACTACATGTATCTTCAATGGACTAAAATAGATATAGGAAGCCCTGAATTTAGAGAAGCTAATAGAATATTTTATATTTTTTGGGAAGCCTGTGTAGCTGATGATAGAAGTTTTGGGATGTGTTATTTAAAAAATAGGCGTTCAGGATTTTCATTTATGAGCTCATGTGAAGCGGTAAACACGGCTACAATTAGTAGAAATTCTAGAGTTGGAATACTATCTAAAACGGGTTCGGATGCTAAGAAAATGTTTACAGATAAAGTAGTTCCTATATCTAGTAATTACCCTTTCTTTTTCAAGCCAATTCAAGACGGAATGGATAAGCCTAAAACAGAGTTAGCTTATAGGGTTCCAGCTAGTAAAATAACTAGAAAGAGTTTAGGAAAAGCTAACGAACTAAAACTAGATGGTTTAGACACAGTTATTGATTGGAAAAACACAGCTGATAATAGTTATGACGGAGAAAAACTAAAAAGGTTGATTCATGACGAAAGTGGAAAGTGGGAAAAACCAGAAAACATACTTAACAACTGGAGAGTAACCAAAACATGCTTAAGACTAGGTAGGAAGATAGTAGGAAAGTGCTTAATGGGCTCAACCTCAAATGCTTTAGATAAAGGAGGGGAAAATTTTAAGAAACTATATAACGACTCCTTAGCGTCAAGTAGAAATGCTAACGGACAAACTAAATCAGGTTTATATTGTTTATTTATTCCAATGGAATGGAATATGGAGGGCTTTATAGATGAGTTTGGTCACCCCGTTCTTTATAACCCAACCACACCCACCTACGGACCAGAGGGTGAACAAATACATCAAGGCGCTATAGATTACTGGGAAAACGAAGTAGAGTCCTTAAAGGGGGACCCAGACGCTTTAAATGAATTTTACAGACAATTCCCCAGGACGGAACAACACGCATTTAGAGATGAAAGCAAGCAAGCTTTATTTAATTTAACTAAAATATATCAACAAATAGATTATAATGATTCAGTAATTAAAGAACATTATTTAACTAGGGGAAAATTTTATTGGAAGAATGGAGTGCAAGACACGCAAGTGGCTTGGTCGCCCGACCCTAAAGGTAGGTTTATAACTTCTTGGATGCCTAGTAAGAACTTACAGAATAGAGTTATAGTAAAAAATAACATAAAATACCCAGGTAATGAACATTTAGGGGCGTTTGGATGCGACTCTTACGATATAAGCGGAACTGTAGGTGGTTCAGGGTCTAACGGAGCTCTACATGGACTTACATGTTTTAATATGGAGGACGCACCTAGTAATGAGTTTTTTTTAGAATATATAGCTCGACCTCAAACAGCAGAAATATTTTTTGAAGAAGTATTAATGGCGTGTGTATTTTATGGTATGCCAATCTTAATTGAAAATAACAAACCTCGATTATTGTATCATTTTAAAAATAGAGGCTATAGGGGGTTTTCTTTAAATAGACCTGATAAACCCAGAAACAAGTTATCGGGGAGCGAAAGAGAATTAGGGGGAGTTCCTAACTCTAGTGAAGATATGAAACAGTCACACGCTGCAGCTATCGAAGCTTATATTGAAAAATACATTGGAATGTCAGAAGATAACACCTACCGACCAAAAGACGATTTCGGTTCCATGTGGTTTAATAGAACTTTAGTAGATTGGGCTAAATTTGATATAAACAAAAGAACTAAATATGATGCCTCAATTAGCTCAGGGTTAGCTATTATGGCCACCCAAAGACACTTATATCAACCAATTAAAAAAGAATCAAAAATAAGCCTTAACTTTGCAAGATACGACAATAAAGGTCGAATTAGCACAATATTGAAATAAATGAAAGATTTTAACGTAACAATTACACCGACTAATTTTCCTAATCAAGAAGCATCTGACAGCACTAAAGCCACCGAAGAGTATGGGAGAATAGTGGGCGAGGCAATACAATATGAATGGTTTAGAAGAGACGGCAATGGTTGTAGGTTTTATAATCAATGGGTGAACTTTCATAGATTAAGGCTATACGCTAGAGGAGAACAACCAATAGGTAAATATAAAAATGAAATAGCTGTAGATGGAGATTTATCTTACCTAAACTTAGATTGGACGCCTGTTCCAATTATTCCAAAGTTTGTAGATATTGTGGTGAATGGAATGGGAGATAGATTATTTGACGTTAAAGCATATGCTCAAGACGCTTTGTCAAATGAAAAGAAAATGGAGTTTCAAAATCTAATACAAGCAGACATGGTTGCTAAAGACGTTTTAGCTACAGCTGCAACCGAATTAGATTTAAACATGTTTAATGTAGAGCCAGACACCTTACCTGAATCTGATGAAGAGTTAGATTTATATATGAACATGCATTACAAACCAGCTTTAGAAATAGCAGAAGAGGAGGGTATTAATACTATTCTAGAGATGAATCATTATAAAAGCAGGTTAAGGAGTAGAGTGAATTATGATTTAACGGTATTGGGGTTAGGCTTTGTAAAACATGAGTTTATGCCAGGGACTGGGGTAGAGGTTAAATATGTAGATCCCGCAACTTTAGTTTATAGCTATACTGAAAGCCCTACTTTTGAGGATTGTTTTTACTTCGGCGAGGTTAAGCAAGTTCCCATTACGGAATTAGTTAAAATTAAACCAGATATATCTCAGGAAGAGATGAAAGAGATAGCTCAACTTTCTACGTTGTGGTATAATTATTATGGAATTATAAGACCTTATCAAGATACTTTATTTAGAGAAGATACAGTAACTCTTTTGTTTTATAATTATAAGACCACCAAAAACATGGTCTACAAAAAGAAAAAATTAGAAAACGGAGGAGAAAGGATTATTCCAAAAACAGACGACTTTAATCCACCAGAAGAAGTTACTGAAAAATTTGAGAAACTATCAAAAAGAGTAGAGGTTTGGTACGAGGGTATTATGGTGATGGGAGCTCCTAAAATGTTAAAGTGGGAATTAGCCAAAAACATGGTTAGACCTAAGTCCGCTTCACAAATGGCCTTAGCTAATTACATAGGGTCAGCGCCAAGAATGTATAAAGGAGTTGTTGAGTCATTAGTTCGTAGAATGATTACGTTCGCAGACTTAATTCAAATAACACACCTAAAATTACAACAAGTTATATCTAAAACAGTACCAGATGGTGTATTCATAGATGCAGACGGGTTGAATGAAGTAGACTTAGGAACAGGTCAAGCATATAATCCAGAAGACGCATTAAAGCTATATTTTCAGACGGGTTCAGTCATAGGTAGAAGTTACACTCAAGATGGCGAATTTAATAACGCTAGAGTTCCAATTTCTGAATTAGGCAATGGAAGTGGGCAAGCTAAAATGCAAGCCTTAATAGGGGCTTACAATCATTACCTAAACATGTTAAGAGATGTAACAGGGCTTAATCAAGCTAGAGACGCCTCCACTCCTGACCAATATAGTTTGGTAGGGTTACAAAAATTAGCAGCTTTAAATTCCAATGTAGCTACTAGACATATTTTAGACGCCACTTTACAGATTTCTCAAAAACTAGCAGAAGCCATTTCGTTAAGAATGGGAGATATTTTAGAATATGCTGATTTTAAAGAAGAATTTGCTAATCAAATAGGAAAATATAATGTTAAGTTAGTAGAGGAAATAAAAGACCTATACCTACATGATTTCGGTATATTTTTAGAAGTAGCCCCTGATGAAGAAGAAAAAGCTCAACTAGAAGAAAATATTAAGATAGCTCTACAAAGAGACCAGATAGGATTAGAGGACGCAATAGACATACGTGAGGTTCGAAACTTAAAAATGGCTAATGAAGTTCTTAAATTAAAAACTAAAAAGAAAGAAGCGGCTAAAGCTCAAGCTGAAAAGGCTAAGCAAGCTATGCAAGCTCAAATTAATCAACAGTCTCAACAGATGGCAGCTCAAGCCGCAATGCAGAAGGTGCAGATGGAGACTCAAGCTAAAATACAAATCGAACAAGCAGAAGCTCAGTTTCAAATAGAAAAGTACAAAGCTGAGGCAGATCTTAAAAAACAATTAATGGCAGAAGAGTTTCAATATCAAATGCAATTAAAAGGAATAGAAACACAAGGTTTAGCTCAAAGAGAAGACAAGAGAGAGCAGGCGAAGTCGGATAGGATATCACAACAAAATACTGAGCAATCAAAATTAATACAACAAAGACAAGAAAAGACAGCTCCAATGAGTTTTGAATCTAACGAAGATTCTCTCGATGGTTTTAGTTTATCTGAGTTTGAGCCAAGATAAAAAGTTTTTGTAACTTTGTAACAAATTAAAATTAAATTAAATGGAAAATTGGAAAGTAAGAGAGGTTTCAGCAGACCCTGAAAAGAGTACTGCGGAAATTGAAAAAGAATTAGTAGAGAAAGCAGAAGCTAAATTTGCAGAAGGTGAAGAGTCGCCTACTGAAGAGGTTTCTGAAGAAAAAATTGATGACAAATCCACAAGTCAGGAAGTTCCTGTTACGGACGAATCAATACCCCCTCAGTTAAATGAGGAACAAGTTCTTTCTTTTTTGAAAAACAGATATGATAAAGAGATAAACACTTTGGATGACTTAGTTAATACTAAGACTGAAGAAATGCCTCAAGAAGTTTCTGATTATTTGACGTTTAAGAAAAACACTGGTAAATCTTTTGATGAGTTTTTAAAATTCAATAGAGATTTCGATAATATAGACGATGATTCTGTATTAAAAGAGTTTTACGCTTCAACTAAAAAACATTTAGATTCTGATGATATTGACTTTGAGTTAAAAAATAAATTTGGATACGATGAGGAAATAGATGCGGATGATACGGTCAGAAAAATCAAAATATCTAAAAAAGAGGAAGTATTAAAGGCGAGGCAATACTTTAAAGATCGAAAAGACGAATACCTCAAACCTGTTGAGTCAACAAAAACAGAGGCGCCAATCGTGACAAATGAGCCAAACCAAAGTACGGATAAAGTGAATGTTAAAGAAGAAGCTGAGAAAAGAATGAGTCACTTTACTAAAAAAACTGAAGAATACTTTAATGATACATTTAATGGTTTTAATTTTAAAATTGGAGATGATGTCATTAGTTATAACACAGGTGAATTAAGTAAAGTAAAAACAAACCATTCTGATCTTAATAACTTTATAAAACAACATATTACGGAAGATGGGTTTTTAACTGATGCTGAAAAGTATCACAAATCCTTAGCCGCTGCTTTTGACCCTGATGGATTAGCTAAATTCTTTTATGAGAAGGGTAAGGCTGATGCTGTCACTAATGATGTTAAATCAACAAAAAACATCGACATGGGATTAAGAAAAGCACCGGTAACAAGTAGTAAGGGTGAGTTTAAAGTTAGTGCTGTCAAAACAAGTCACGGAAATTCGTTAAAAATTAGAAGTAATAGGAATAAATAACAAATTAAAAATTAAAAACTAAAAATTATGAGTTTAGCAGCAATTCCCGGACCGGCATTAACCCCTTCTTCATCGAAGGTGCCTTTGAAGGAAAACTATATTAACAACTTCGATTTCTTAAATCAGTACTTACCTGATACTTATGAAAAAGAATTTGAAAGATATGGTAACAGAACAATTTCAGCTTTTTTAAGAATGGTAGGAGCTGAGCTTCCAACTAACTCTGACTTAATCAAATGGGCAGAGCAAGGAAGATTACATACCAAATTCGTAGGGTGTACAACACAGAACGGAGCTGGAGCTGTTGGCACACCAGTTACTTGGTTAACAGGTGGTTTAGCAGCTGGTAATAACCCAGTATGTAACTTTAGAATAGGACAAACTGTTTTCATTTCAGAAGATGGTGGTGCTACTTCAAATAAAGGTATCATTACTTCAGTTGGTGTAGGTACAGATGATGAGTTTACAGTAGCTTACTACGAAGCAGACCAAAATGTACCAGCAGCTACAGGATGTAGTGTGTTTGTTTACGGATCTGAATTCAGAAAAGGAACCGAAGGAATGATTGGTTCTTTAGAATCTGAAGACATTTTCTTAGAAAACAAGCCTATCATCATTAAAGATAAGTACGCTGTTAACGGATCAGATATGGCGCAAATCGGATGGGTAGAAGTATCTACTGAAGATGGAGCTACAGGATACCTATGGTACCTAAAGTCTGAGCACGAAACAAGATTACGTTTTGATGATTACTTAGAGATGGCAATGATTGAAGGAGTAGCAGCTGAAGCTGGCTCTGGAGCATTGGCTGAACTTTCTCCAGGTGGTGCAGGTGTAACAACTGACGCTGGTACAGAAGGTATGTTCGAAGCAATCTCAACTAGAGGTAATGTTTATTCAGGCGTTCCAGCTAACTTAGCTGATTGGGATACTATTATCGAAAGACTAGATAAGCAAGGAGCAATCCAA